TATAAGACTTTCAATTTGTTCTTCACGTTCTTTACGTTGTTTTACGAGTTGTCTAATTCTTCTTTCAGCACCTTTAGTTTTAATACCATCTAATTCTTTAGGTTGTTCTTGAACTTCTTCTTGAGGTGCAGCTTCAACAACTTCTTCTTTTGGTTGTTCTTCTACAGTTTCAAGAACTTCTTCTTTTTCTTCTTCACCTTCAACTTCAAATTCTATTTTACTATCTTCATTTTTTGATGGAACTTCAATGGTATCCCATCCCTCATTTTGATCACTCATTATTTTCTCCGTTAGTCACGACCTAAACGATTACGTTTTTTACTATTATACCATAAAAAGTTAAATGTCACAAATCACTCAGACCCCTTTGTTAAATTAAATGTAGGATCTAGATCTTTCGGATCAGGCACTCTCATACGAATTTGATCATCATACAAAAGTATTAGACGAACACCCTTGTAAAAAAGTTTTGTTCCGGCGTGTTTTGCATAACATACGTAGTCGCCTACCTTACACCATGCACCATTTGGATACTTATCTTTTTCAAAATATGCTAGATCTCCTATTGCAAGAACCTGACCAGTTGTAGTAAGATATGAAATGTCTTCCCTTGTTGAGTCAGGAATAAAGATACCACCTTTAGTTTGACTTTTTACTGAAACTGGACGAACTAAAATATCATAGCCCGGTAAATCAGGCAGTATTGATGGATTAGGTTTTTCCTCTGGATCAGTAATCCATAAATCATTTTTTAATGCCCCACCCATTTGTACTTGTTGCATGTTATTCGTCATCCTCCATGTGTAGACGTTTTTTGTAAATTGAAGTTAAGTTATCTCTAGCCCATTGTATACCAACAATAGAGCCAACAACTTGTCTATAGTGTGCATAATCTTCAGCCATACCATCGCCAAGACTATTTTGAAGTTTACCTATTTCTTTATTAAATTCTAAAACTATTTCATCCCATATATCCATTACGGTTTAAGTGTTCCTTTCTCCTCACCTTTCCAAGAATAATCGTCCCATTTATTAAGTGCTGAACGAATATTACGTCCACCAGTTATATCTTGAGCATATGCATCACCAAAACTTTTATCAGTTTCTTTAACATTCTCAGGATAGCCTTTACCTTTCTGCATCATTTCTAATCTCCATTATTTGTTGGTTTGCTATTTTTAACATATTTTCAATAGCTGTTTGATCTATTTCTTTTTGATCTTCCATTTGTTTCTTTAGCATCTCTGATATATATTTAGCTAAGTCTTTTCTTTTATCAAGATCTATTTTACTTTCTTCTATTTGTATTTTAGCTTGTAGCTCTGCTTCTTTAATTGCTTCTTTAGATTCTCTATTAAGTTGAGCTTGTTCTTCTTTAATTTTACTTTGACCTGTAGCTTTTAACATATCTATAATTTGAGCAGTTTCTTTTATTTCAAGTTCTTTATTTTTAAGCTGTAATTCTGCTGCATCACTAGCTGTATCAGACTGTAACTTTTGTTTTTCAAGTTCTACTTTTGCTTGTTCAAGTGCTACAAGTTGTTGTTCTGGAGATTGAGCCATACCCATTGCTTGATTTGCACTAAGAACTTGTTGTGCAGCTTGAGCCATTACAACTTCTATTATAGAAGGATTTTGTGCTTGTTCTGGTGGAACTTGTTGCATCAACTGTTGTGTTACACCACTTACTTGCTCTTGATATTTCATAATAGAATGTTCTTGAATATTAGCTTGTAAAATTGGAGCAATACGTTCCATTAGTGGATTGGCACCATTTTGAGGATCTTGTAAATATGCCATCTTTATTTGAATGTGTGCATCATGATTCTGACCGGGAAAAGCTGCAATAGGCACACCTTTAGTTGCTGCCATAATATCAGATACAGGATCAAGTTGTTGAGGCTCAATCTTTGGTGGAAGTATCTGATCTATGTTAGGCATATTAGCTGCATTTAATATTGTGCGATTAAGTGCCTCAAGATTAAACATGCCCGGTGGAGATTGTTGTGCCATCTGTAATGCCATATTAGCCATCATCATACGGTGAGCATTAGATGGAATATTAGGATCAGACACAGGTAGAATATCTATACGACCATCAAAATCTTTTTTAAATATACTACGAGATTCATAAGGAACATCATATGGATATTCTATTGGTAGATAATCAAAATCAATACGTGCTAATATTCTAAATTCGTCTTTTTGTGTTTTATGTAATCTCTTATGTACCGCACTAAAGAATTTACTTGATGCTTCTAGTAGTGCCATAGTTGTCCCGACAGGTCCATAGGAGGCAGCATCAGAGATAACTTGCTCTGTGCTATCCGCAAACTTCTGACCAGCAGCAGTTACAAACTGTAGCATCTGGAGTAGAATAGAGGAAGGCTCTTTGTAGGGGAGAGGAATAATAGCCTTTGATAAGTCTACACCAGTTGCTTCAACCTCCTTGAACTCACCGGGTGCTATAGGATCATTGTCACCAACCATCCTTACACCTTTAGCCTTAAATCCTCCCGGTAAATTAGCAAACTGTCCTGCATCTATTAGGGATCGCATTGCAGCAGTTGCTGACATGGTGAGATTACCAAGAAAATGTATAAGACCAAATCCGTAGAAACCAAAACCGGGTACAAACCTATAATGAACAAAATGATTTATTTTTTCCTTGTTTGTATCGTTCTCTTTATAGTTTCTACGAATACTTAATACCTGTCGAGAATCTTTCTCAACAGTAATAATATAAGGAAGAAGTTCTCCTTCTTCTTCTATATCTAAATAACAATGCTGTTCTAGTAAAACATATTGTGGATCATTATCTGAAGAAGGAGACAAACCAATAATAGTATCTATCTTTTCTCCAAAATTTGTAGTAGTTCCCATAGAGGGTTCTGGTAGATCAACATCTTCATAGATACCAGCCCTAATATCTCTTTGTATTTCTACAGGGCTACGATAAATTAAATGTGTGTATCTATCTGCATTACTAAGATCAGTAGCATAGTAAGATACATAGAACTGATCTATAGGTATAAACTCTGACTTAGGACGTTTGACTGTAGCATCGTAGTACATCTTTTTAAATGCAGAACCAATTAAAGGAAGATGGAACAACATTCTTTCAAACTCATCAAAATATTCTGGCATCTGCTCAGTAAGTTGATAGTTCATAAAGTTCTGAACACGATTAGCTTGTAGTTCTTTTTCTTGTGTAGCTTGTCCTATGATCTGTGTTTTAACAGGACCACTTGAAGGGAATAATTCATTAGATGCTTTAGATTGAAACTTAACAGCAGATTCAATAAGAAGAGGGTGAACTGCTGTACATGCACCTTCAAATGGTTCTGATCCTTGTTCTAACTTTAATCCTAAAAGATCAAAGCCTCGTTCAAACATAGACTCCCACTCTTGTCTAGAGTCTTTATCTGCTTCAAAGTTTTCAACAACAGTATTAGCTATATCAGCTAGATCTTCATCATCTAACTCTGCTACTATATTACCAAACCATTCAGCAACAGAACCTTTAGCTTCCATCTC